CTTCGTCAATCCTATGACTGTTACCTCTGGAATACTATACAATGAGTACTCCAAGTATGTTTGTAAGTTCCCGAATTGGGCGGCGGCCGAGATTGGTCGTGTACGCCTCAACGAGGGAGTAGCTTACGAGGTAACGAGGTGTAGTAGTCTTTCAACAGTTCCGAAGAACTGCAGTATTGATCGTACGATCTGTACTGAGCCTTCTCTAAACATGGCCTTCCAACTATGCCTAGGAGACGCGATAAACCGCGTTCTTGAGCGTAGGTACGGTTACGATAAGGCGTTACAGCCGGATCGTAATCGTAGTATGGCTATGTTAGGGAGTGGTGGGAGTGGGCATTGTACCATCGATTTAACCTCTGCGTCGGATCTCATCAGTTTAGATCTCATACGTAGGGTATTTCCTCGCAACTGGTTTGCGGCCGTCCTTGATTGCCGCAGTCCGTTTGTTAGGGTCGACGGGACCGATCATCGCTTATACATGGTATCGAGTATGGGGAACGGTTTTACGTTCCCTTTACAGACTTACGTATTCACTATATTGATTCGTGCTGTTTGCGAATCTATAGGAGTACCATTTAGTCGTTTCGACACTGCCTCCCCTCAATTTGGGGTATTCGGTGATGATTTGGTTGTGCCTCACAGTTGTTATCAAGACGTGCTCACCTGTCTTACCGAATTAGGGATGAAACCCAACTTCGATAAGAGTTTCTCAGGTGATTACGCGTTTAGAGAGAGCTGTGGAACTGATTGGTACTCTGGCCGTGATGTCAGGGGAGTCTATTGTAGACGTATTAAAACGCTACAGGATAGGCTTTCCCTTGCTAACCGTCTTCTTAGATGGTCAGCTCGGCATCGCGTGTCTGTGACTAATACCATTCAGTACATACTTCCCTGTAACTGGGACCGTTATACCGTACCTAGTGATGAACCTGATGTAGCTGGTTTGAAAGTGCCTTTTTCATTGACTTCGAAAAAGACTTACTTCTACCGGGCTTTCGCTCCCAAGCGGAAGCTTTTTAAGGTTCTCACTAGGGACGGGACCCTACTGGAACACCATGCGAACCTTTTGGGTTTTCTGGCTTCTATAGGGTCAGGTCTCGTCAGTTCTAGGGGCCTGGATCGACGTTCTGATCCAGTCCGTTACTATGTAGAGCAGCGTTTCTCACCGTTTTGGGTGAGAGATTCTGATCTGCATGCAGCGGGTATCGACAGCAATGTTGATTGGGAGAAC